ATATGAGCATAGTTAGATTTAATCTACAAACACCTACACTACCCGTTTTCATTCCCCAAGTAAATCTCAACACCAATAACAACTTTGGCGGAACATATCCTATTTCAGTAATGGCTGGTGCTAATGCTAATCTTCCTTTTACTATTACACTTTATACGAATGTATCTTACCCCGTAGGAACAGTTGTTTATTTAGCTAATAACAACAACAATCCTTTAGTCGATGATGCGAGTGCCGTCGCTCAACAATACTATAGAGTGACTGCCGTTGGTACAAATGTATCTGGACAAAATACGTTTTTGACATTAGTAAATCCAATTGCTACTGGTACTCCAAATTTGTACCCAGGCAATGGTGGTAATTTCGTTCGTGGTGGTACTCAAACTGTCTCGTTTGCTAAACTACCCGTTGCTAATATTGTTTATTCCTCTATTACTGGTGAAGTGACCATTACATACAATGGTACTGGTGGTTTAGGCTCTCTGCCCGACTTAACGACTGTGTATTTACCTAACGATATTATATTTGTAAATAATTCGGGTCAATACAACGCTAGATACACAATCAAAACTGTTACGCTAAATACTATCACCGCAAACGCTCCTCTACTAACGGGTGTTCAACTACAATCTTATACAGGTGGTGGTTTCTTTTTACCACAAGGCGATTACTATAACATTACTCCTTACGTAATGACTATGAATTATACGAGTCCTTTAGCTGTAGCTTACTCTTATACTCAACCTATCACATTTCAACCGAATGATTTGACCCAATCACCACCACAGTGGAATCCTGCTAATTTACAAGCATTATCATTATCAGATATCACAAGTCAATACTATTACGTATATAACTATGAAGTATGGATAAACCAAGTAAATCAAGCAATGACTAATGCTTTCTGGGGTCTGTCGGGAAAAGTATATGCTACGTCTGCTGGTGCATTACCGATGACTGGCTCTACGGTAACCAATTACGCACCGCCATTTGTCTCTTGGAATAGTGCTGAAGATATCGCAATCATTACAGCAGATGATACTGGTTTCGGTCAGTCTAGTGGTGCAGCGAAGAATATCATTTTTATTTCGTTTAATCAACCTCTATCTACATTATTGGATTCCTTTCCCTATAGCTATCCAGATGTCCCTGCTGACAGCAATTTATACTCGTATCTAATATTTAACACATCGGCTGGTGCAGGTTTCTTTATCGTTCAGAACTATAGTGTTTTCCCTCCTAGTATAACTAATGGATACACAGGAATACAAATCTATCAAGACCATCAAACTGCTTCTCTACTCAATCCAGTTCAATCGATTGTTTTCACTTCTACAATACTTCCAGTAGTAATGGAAAACGTAGGTCAGCCATTGATTCTAAATGGTACAGCCCCTACTCAATCAGTAATAGGGTCTAATGCGAACATCTTTCCAGTAGTGACTGATTTTATCGTTCCCTTTTCAGCACTAAACCAATACGTTCCCGATATATCCTACGTACCTAATGGTGAATACCGCTTGGTAGATTTGTATGGTACGTCGCCTGCAAATCAAGTTGATATCCAAGTATTCTGGAAAGACCAGTATGGTCTTCTACACCCCTTCTTGGTCGGTTCAGGCTGTTCTGGCTCGTTGAAGCTTATGTTTAGAAGAAAAAATTTTGGTAATGTGTTTGAAGCTGAATAAGGCAAACCCTGAAAAACCCCGAAAAAACTCGATAACCATTCCAAAAGACTTAAGCAAAAGAAGATAGTATAAAAAATTATAGAGATGTTAAACTACCTTTCTAGAATTTTTATGTGTGTATAAAGTAAAAAGAATATGTCACAGGACTTTAATAAAGTATTAGTAAAAGACGACCGACTCAACGTCACCGATGCTGTTTCATACGCCGTACACAAAGGTGGACAGAATATGACGTCGGCACAATTCAATGCTATCTCGCAATCTGCTAGTTCAGTTACTTTTAATATCCAAGTACCTAGCGAGCAAACTATCATCGACCGCCGTATCCTATGGAAATCAACTGTTTTGTTAAAACTATCAGTTCTAGGTACTGCTCTCAATGCTGGTCAATTACCGATTAACTATGGTGTAACCGATGCTCTATCAGCATTTCCCCTACACCAATTGGCTAGTGTTATGACCGCCACGATAAACAACAACAGTGTTTCTATTAACATTCGCGACGTATTACCAGCTATCCTTCGCTTCAATGACCGTCGTGAATTACAACGATACAACGGCTACACACCCGTTATGCCCGATAACTTTGGGCAATACAGCGATGCCGTTGGTGCTCTGTTAAACTCTCTAGGTTCGATTGCTAACTCCGCCGATAACGACTTGTATCCCCGTGGTGCTTTTCAACTCGACGGTATCTCTACTCAACTCAACGGAAGTGGTAATGGTTTATCAGCCACTCTTGTAGCCCCCGTCGCTAACGTCAATGGTGTAACCCAAGATATCTATGTACAATTCACTGTTGCCGAGCCATTATTAATTTCGCCATTTATTTTTGCAGACCCCAAAACCAACAACCAAGGTTTCTACGGTGTCCAGAATATGAATATGGTCTTCAACATAGGCGATGCTACTCGTGTCTGGCGTTCCGCTAACAACACCGCTACATCAGGTAATACCCCGTACGGAACTACCTTCGTGTCGTCAGCCAGTGTTGTAAGTTTCTCAAATACTCAACTCCTATTCAACTTCCTAACACCCCACCCCTCCGACCTTTTACCAGCTCGCAATGCTGTTCCTTACTATGAACTTCCTCGTTTCATTACTTCAAACTTACCACAATTCGTTTCCTATGTTCCTTCGGCATCGAATATTGTAGCTGGTCCAGCCGTACAAACAGTGAATACCTCGTCCCTTCAGCTTAACCAAATTCCCGATAAACTAATTATTCAAGTTAGAAATCCACTCTCAACTACTGCGTGGGGTCAACCCGATGCTTTCTTAGTAATCAAAGGTATTAGCATCAACTTTAACAACCAATCTGGTATCCTAGCATCAGCTACTCAACAAGACTTGTTTCGCTACTCAGTGGAAAACGGTTCGAATCAATCGTTTCAAGAGTTCAGCGGTTTTGCTAATGTTCCAGATGCTGTTACTGGTCTAGGTCGTAAAATCCCTATGAGTGGTTCTCTCCTCATTCTTGAATTTGGTAAGGACATTCAACTAACAGAAGACTACTATGCAGCGGGTAGTCTCGGCAATTTTAACCTTCAAATCAACCTTCAAGTTGCTAACCAGTTGCCTTACGCTGTTACTCCTGAAATCGTAGTGATTACGATGAACAGCGGAATTTTTGTAAATGAACGAGGAACGAGTTCTACCTACACTGGTATCCTCACTAAGCAAGATGTTCTCGAAGCGTCTGCTCAACCAGCCGTCTTTCAATCGTCTGTTAAACGTATGGTTGGTGGTGGTTTCCTCGATTCTCTTAAGTCGGTTGCTGGTCACGTTCTACCTCATCTTTTGAAGATGGGCAAAGAACACCTTGGTAAATCAGAACACCCAGTTGCTAAAGGGGTAGCTTCTGCTCTTGGTGCGATGGGCTATGGTGTGTCGGGCGGTGGTGCTTCGGGCGGTGGTGCTTCGGGCGGTGGTGCTTCAGGTGGTCGTATGAAACTCGCCGATAGATTAATGCATAAGTAAAACGATAAAACAATATATTTTAACTTAATAAAAAGCTAAAATAAATTATCCTTATTTGCTATAGGCAAAAAAATATCTCACTATTAATAAAATCAAATATGTCTCAATTAGAATCTTCGAGCATTTCTTCTCCCCTTTATAGCTACACATTCCCTGCGATGGTTGGGGGAACAATTTCTACTACCAACGTGTCCGCAACATATCTCGCTTCGAACCTCAAGGACTTTTATCAACAATCTTCGAAAATTGTTGGTATTGTTAGAACAACCCCTCTTGGTACTGTTGGTCAACCATACCTTTCCTCTCTCCCAACTGTTAACAACACAGCAGATGGTTTTATCCCCGTTTTAACCCTACGCTCAAGCACTAATTTAGATTTATCTATATATACAGTGTATTGGCAGAACGAAGTAGTTGCTTCTCAAATCGCTACTGTTCTCGAGTGTTAATCCCTTGTTAATCAATTAAATATCAATTATTTAATTAATTTTAATATGTCATTATATAATAAACAATGCCTTACGATAATCAATACAATCGTCATATTGCCGATGAACTTAATCAAATCGACCGCCGTTATGCTACTCTTTATGCATACAGCCCCGTAGATGGTCGGGGTTCAGATTATTCTATGGGTGGTTCTAACGCTGGTGTCTTATTTCAAATGGGCAATGCCTCCAAACGAGATGGCGAAGATAATTTATACAACGAGGATTTAAAACTACCCCCTCAATATTTCTATGGTAATAACGCAGAGGCTATGATGAATCAAATGTCAGGTGGTAATGGTTTCGCCGAAGGTACATTCCGAGACACTGGTATTGGTCATCAAATGGGTGCTTCTTCTGCTACTGGTAGCTATGAAAAAGGTATGGGTATGTCGGGCGGTAATCTATTCACCGATATCTATCACGGCTTCGAAGACCTTGGTTCAGATATCGGCAAAGCGACTAATTATGTTTTCGGTTCAGGTAAACCAGAACATTTCCGTATTCTAGGTCGTATGATTGGTCATCATATGAAAGGTAAGGGTATGTCGGGTGGCTCTTGGTGGGATTCTCTTAAAGAAGGTGTTTCCGACGTTGTTGGCTTTCTACCCGAACTCGCCATTCACGCTATTGGTGGCGACCACCCCGCTGTCGAAGAAGTAGGTGGTGCTATTCTAGGCAACCCAGACCCATATCCTCGTCAAGGTACTTCACAGCGTCTTGCTGGTCGTGGTAAGTCTAGCTCTGGCGTGCAACCCTTAGCCACCTTAGGGGCGGGTAAGATTTCGAAAAAAGAGATGTCGGCTATAAAGAGTATTATTAAAAAACACGGCGGTGCTAAAGACGTGGAAAAGAAAGGTCGTGGTCGTCCTAAAGGCTCAGGTAAGAAACAATTAATATCGAATAACAGTGATTTACTAGCTATGCCCGCTCCAGTTGCTCTAGCTAATGGTGTTCCGCCTCAATCTCAATTACGAGGTGCTTATGGTGGTGCTATGCCCGAACCGTCTGCTGAAGTAAAGAAAAAAGTATTAAACGCAGTAGAAAAAAAAATTAAAACTGTTCTCGATAAACATCACCCCAAGAAAGGTGGCAAGAATCTTAGTGGTATGACCGATAAGTCCGCTAAAGTAGAAGGTATTCTCGCAAAGATGGGGTCGGCGAACCTAAGTGGTATGACCGATAAACGAGCAGAAATGAAGGG